CATGCTTGCCAGCTGTTGTTTTGCCGTGTGGCTTAGGATCTGGATCAAAAGGTGGATCTTCATCTTGTGATTCTTTTTTAGCACCTTTATCTGGGCCGCGAGTTTTTTCGGCTTCAGCATCAACTTGTTGTTGCGTCTTCTGTCCAGATAACATCGCTGTCATTTCAGCAGCTGTGTAGTCGCTACGAGCTTCTTCTAAACCAGATAATCTAATGATATCAGACATTTCTTCTGCTACTGGAGCAGGTGCTGGAGGAGTCGCTTCTGGTGCAGGAGCAGCCGCTACTGGTTCAGCTGGTGCAGGAGCAGGTGCTTCTGGTGCAGCTGGAGGTGTGCTACTACCTTCTCCGCTTGAAGGGAAATTTAATTGTGATAAAATTTCAGGTGCTTGTTGAGAAACATAATCATATACTAAAGCACGAACATCTAAATCAGGATCGTTATCTTTAATTTTCTCAACAAAGTCTGGAGCATCAATTAAACCTTTTAGGCTTTGAATTGCGTTAGTGCCTTCTGGACCGCCTTTTAATTCTTGTCCAATGATATCATTTAACTTTTCAATAGCTGTATTCTGTACATCTTTATTAGGACTGAATAAAGTATTTTCTGTGCTGTCATCTTCAGCAATAATAGAATCCATATAAGATTCAAATGCTAGCTCAGGATCTAAACTTTCACGCTCCATACGAGCATCATATTCAGCTCGCATAGCAGCTTTTCTATCTAAGTAATTTTGATAACGCTTTTTATCATGTTCTGTTGCATCATCAGCCTCAGCTTTTGCTTTGAGTGAATCGTGTTGATGTTTGTCTAACATACGACGATGTTCGGCGCTTGCTGAGTTAGGATTGTATGCATCATTTAATAAGTCGTCTGCTGACAGATCTTTAATTGGTGCAGCTTCCTCGCCTACTAGATTGTAGATGTATGGGAATACTGTTTTTAATTCTTCATTGAATGTACGGATTGTTAAACGATCAATCCAGTCATTCATAATTTCTTCTGGGATTTGTTTTTCTTCACTGCTTGTGAATGATTCAACAAATGACTTGTAATATGTTGGACGCTGTAAGTCGTGAATTTCTTTTTTCACTTGATCAATGCGTTCCATTACTTTACTGGTAATGTCTCCCATTGCTTCAGAAATTGCCGCTTGACGACCAACATAGTTTTTAAATTTGCGTAGTTGACCTAACTCTTCAGATAGTCCACTAATGTGACGACCAATTTCATCATATGGTGTGCCGCCACTCTTAATATGTTCTGCTAATGCACGAGCACCATTTAGGTGTTTGTAAGGATAACGGAATCGTTCTCCTTGAGCATTCTCAATGTAAATGCTATCAATGTGCATTGTACGGCCTGCTGGAAGTTCTGTATTAATTGGCTGGCTGTGCTTGACAACTAATCTTACTTCTCCTAGGTCTTGGTAGCTGATCTTAGCTGTACCAAACATCTTGTTTTCCATCATTGGAGTCATTTCTGGTTCCTTGCGTTTTGCTTGAAATTCATAATCTCTTTTATCTAAATTGCTTTTGCCAATAGTGTCGATTTTAATGTTTAATAATCTATCTTTAGCAAATTGACCTAGAGATTTAAAAAATTTATAAATGTTGCCTGAGCCGTGTTTGCCTTTAATAAGATCACCGCTTGCTTGAACAACTACTCCGTCGTCAGAGTCTAGGGTAATTGTGATTGTGCCTAGAGGCTGGCCGCCCTCGACATACTCAAACTCAAAAAAACGAGCTTGTGGAATGTCTTCTTTTTTGCTTAAAACGGTGCCATTTTCGTCACCCATCTTAACATTATTAAAGCGGGTACGAATTTTTCCGTAGAGTTCTTGAGCAATATTATCTAAATTATGGTCCATAATATATTTATCAGAAGTTAGAGGAAATAAAAATAGGCATTGGAGCTTCGTAATCCTCTGTTATATCTTTTACACTTAGGGTTTCAAATACCCTTGGATCCCAATCTGCTAGTACTGTACTCATTCTAACGATGAGCAACAGGGCACTAACTAGGTCGTCGTGCTGTCCAGACTTTGCTTTAAAGCTAATGCCTGCGGCAATAAAAGACTTCAATTCGCTTATTAAGATTCTGCTGTTTAGCACCATCTTATCGTTTTCTACTAGATATTTTAATCTAGAACATGCTGAAATTTTAGAGTTGTAAGTAGTGTTAAATCCTTTGCGGAACTTACGAACATGCCCTTTACGCATAGGTTCGCTTACAAACAATCCCGGGAATGTTTCTTCACCTAGGTCAGTAATAACTACAAGTCCTGCTTCACCTACTGTATTGTTTTCAATTGACCAGTAAATGCTATTACCTGTGCTTTGCCCTATTTCGTCTTGTATGTATTTTAACACTTCTCTAAAGATCTTAACTTGGCCTTGGATCGGTGTAATGTTGTGTTGCCATTCGGCAATTTGTGTAAAGCTAGGCAATTCAAATACTTGAATACCTGCATAATCTCCGCCGGTACCTAGGCTAGGATCTAGTGCAACTAGATACAAGTTACCTGCTACCGGCTTCTTAAACCAACGAACTTGTCCAGTTTTTTCTATAGGCTCTCTACCCACAAGCTCTGCTAGTTTTAAAGAGTTAATTAATGTTTCATCAAATACTAGGAACTCGCAACCGTATTCTCGGCGGAATCGTTCTTCACCAATTCGCCCTAGTTCGTTTTCCTTCCACTCTTCTCCGCGGTCTGGGTGTTCATACCACTCTGCTCTAAATCCATGGAAGCCATTACGGCCAATACCATCTTCTTTTTCGTTACCGAAAGAGTCAAATTTATCTTGTGATTCTTTCCATATAATAGCAAATGTGTCTTCGTCGCTGTTAGGCGTTGAAGTAATAATTGCCTTACCACCAGTTGCTAGCGTTGGCGAAATAGATGTCCAAAACTCTTCTGCAATGTTTGGTTGTACAAATGCAAACTCATCACAGTATAGTAGGGATATTGACATACCGCGACCAGTGTTGCCAGTTGTAGTTGCTGATACAATACGAGATCCATTATCAAACTCCATTGAACCTTTGTTATAGTTTACTACACCGCATCTAATGTGATCCGGACATAGTTCGTATCCGTATCGTATGCGTTGCATAATTTCTTGTGCGCCTGTGTATTTGTGTGCGGCAACTAGAATAGTCTGGTCTGGGTGGAACATAGCGTACCACAATAAGTATCCAGCTGCACAAGTTGTCTTGCCACTTTGTCGTGGCATCATGTTGATGTTAAAACGATAGTCGTGATAGCTGTGCATGAGTCTTTCTTGATATTCGAAAGGCTCAAACTTCATCTTACCTTTTGTAGGATGTTGAATGTGAAAAAAGTTTTTTGCAAAGTACAAATACCCAATCTTGGGGTCAGCACACATTAACAAGTCTTGTACTTGCGATTCATTAAACTTTTCTTGTGTATGCGCCTTCTTGGTTAAGACGCCATCTAAACTTTTTGCCATGAACTTATTTACATAAAAAAAGCACCCCGGAGGGTGCTTTTGGGTGGGTACTTAATCTACCCTATACTGCACTGGTATTCTTAATCTTTTAATCGGCCTTCTTTCTCAGCTGACTTTAACATGTCAGCGCGATCTTTATATCCCTTAACACCTGGCTTAATATCTTTAGCAGCTTTCTTTTCGCCTTCTGTAGGATCTTTAATGTGTTTCATCGTAGTTTTTTCTTGATGACTGCCTTCTTTAATTTCTTTGTATAAGTTTGTTAAATGAGATAATAATCCTTCGTCAACATTAAATGGGTTTCCACCGCCGTTAACTTTTTCAGCTTCTGCGCCTTTACTTGCTAGGTCGTTGCCTGTTGCTGTAACAGCATCAATGCCTGCTGTTGCAGTTTCTGGTGAGTTTGCAAATTCTTCTTCCATATCGCCGAACACTGGCTCTTCGTGATCGTGGCCTGCATGTGGGTGTACATCAAGTTCTTTATCATTACCGCCGTCTTCAATGTTCTTTAAAATTGCCATTAATTCACGAATGCCGCCTGCGCCTGATCCGTTCATGCTTACATTCATTGTAACATTGTCTTGTTGTTTAGGAGGCATAGGAGGCATAGACATACCACATTCTTCCATGCCGTCTTCTTCCATGCCTTCTTGAACTGGAACTTCAACACCACGCTTTTTTAATTCTGCTTCGGCTTCTGGACCAGTTACTAATAAACGAAGTTTAATGCCATTTCTCATAGCATTAACTGCTTTAATCAAATATTCGTTATTGAAATTACTTAAATCACGGCCTGCTGGTTGAGGAGCAGGTGCTGCTTGTTGGGCAGCTTGCTGGCTCATCCTGTTATTTAAATTGATTTGGTCTTGTGCTGTGAACGCACCGGGTGGCATAGTGCCATCTGGGTTAGGCAATGTTACACCGCCTTCGTTAACTGGTGTATCTAATGATACAATCTTTTTATAAATGTCATGAAAATTCATTTTACTTTCTTCCCTTAAATGGATCTGGAATGGAATTGCTCTTTGATCCTACAGGACTAGTATTTCCAGACTTATCTACTTTTGTTGCCTGTGTCTTTTCAACAGGAACCTTCTTTGCGAATAGTTTATCGTTTGTACCTTTAACTTGTTCGCCTTGGTTTTTAAATTTGTTTAAGTCTTTTAAAAGACTCATTTTCATTTTCTCGCCTACTAGGTCTTGGTTATTTGATTTCTCATATCCCTTGCCTAGCAATGCTTCTTTATCTTCAGAGGAGCTATGCTCTAAATTAATTAGTGCTTCCGCTTCTTCTAGCGGATTGCGTACCTTAATGTTACCTAATGAAATGTTTAATCTGTCCGACAATAGTGCCTGGATCTCTGTGCTGGTTACTGGATATGACATTGCCACATCAAAACATGTAACTTCGCAATTTTTAAGTGTTGGGAAATCAAAATGGTTTTCTTGGATTGGAATGCTCTTGCCTTCGCCGCAAGATTCTACTTTATACTTCTCTAGAATTTCTTTAATTTTAGAAGAGCAACCCTCTGGGCACTCTCCAGCAATTTTAACTCTAAATTCGTAAACTTTTTTGCTTTCTGTTAGGTATTCTTTAAATGATCTCATTGTACTGTCCTAGTAGTATATTTATTTCATCTGCTTTAGTTTTTCTAGCAAGCTATTGCGATCTGTAATAATTACACCGTCGCCACTTAACGGAATACCGTTTTCGTCGTTGCTATTAGCATCTTGGTCTAGCTTCTGCTTCTTAAGCTGTAGCTCGATCATTTTTAATTTTTTATCAATCTTAGCAGCTTTTGCGTCGATTGCATTCTTAAGCATACCAGCGGCTACTTCAAATACACGCCCGCTGTATCTAGCTTCTACATTCATGCCTAAATCCATAAGGTCGTCATAGGCATCTGTAGCTCGTTGTGCTAGAGCATCAAACTCAGCATCGCTTACATCTCCTAGTCCTTTGACTTGTGGAAGTGCAGCACTAATCTTGTCAAATTCAGAAATGTCTCTTAAAAGAGGCTGGGCTACTTCAGCTTTCTTAGCCTTCTTCTCGTCATCTTTGACAATCTTTTTGCTTTCGGGCAAATTTAGAATTTCTTCAAGTTTTTTAGTCATAATACTACTTATGCCGATCCGCCTTGATGGAATAAATCATTTTCGCTTACTATGCGAAACTTAATACCTTGTTGTTTGCACCAAATGTTAGCGGCCGCCCATTTGGCTTGATTCTTAACAAACTGCGCTTGATTGTATTTGTTCTTGCCCACACGCTCTAGAATTGCTTGACTAGCAGGTTTAATTTCAATTAGTTCAACATGCATCTTTCCGTTCTTATCTACATATTGTATAAAGAAGTCTGGCACATATATTGTGTGTCGTCCGGTTAACGGATCACGGTATGGAATTTGTACAGCTTCACTTGCCCATTTTTGTATGCTGGGATTTGTATCACAAAATCGCATGAAGCTCCATTCCCAGCTACTACGGTAAGTTGGTGTTTTTGTCCCTACATATTTTTCGGGGCGAGTCATCACAAATTTACCGCGAGCAAATTTAGCCATAGTTAAACTAAGATGTTACGAGATTCGTAGGGATTAGCAACCGGTGCAACACGATATCCCAGTAAACTAGTTTTTTCTCTATAAGTGTTTAACACTTGTGCTACTACTTGACTTAACTGAGCATCAGTTAACGATTTCATAGAGTCAAGCAATTGAAAGGGATTAATATTATCAGCTTTTGCTTGATTAAGAATAACAATAGCTGTGCTTCTAGAACTGTCTAAATCAAAGCCTCGGCGTTGAAAGAATCCAACTACAGCATCAATTTGATTGCTTGGAAATGATACAGGAGCTTGATAAAACTTATCAAAGAATTGTTTTACATTATCTGAAGAATCAGCAGTTGTATCAGTTTGTTGTGGTAAGTTACTTGACATATATTATCCTAGTTTTACTGCTGATGCAACAGTTGATGTATTAGTTCCAAGACTAGGAAACGCTATACCTTGTAATCCACCAACTCCAGCATTAGCTGTTTGTGATGCAGAAGCTGCACCAGCTTGTCCGGTTTGATTATTTAAGTAGTTGTTTAGCTGTTGGGCTGTGTTCTGAGGATTAGTATCTAGTGTACTAGTGACCGGGCTAGTTACTCCGCCATTTGCACCAGTAGTTGCTGTCGGTAATGTGTTAGCTAATGGACTAGTACCTGTGTCATAGTGTACTGTTCTAAATCCTTGCGGACTATCTACACTAATAGTTCCTGAACTATAAACTACAGCTTCGTAGTTAATAGCCATGGTATTTTCTGAGTCTACATTTGTCTTTGAATAATCAAGTTCAGTGTGTGACCAACTGCTGATTACAGGGTTGATTAGTTTGTAACTAACATACTTGCCGCCTGCCATTTGACTAATTGTAATGTAGTTAAAAAATGCAGACTCGACACCGTTAATACCGTATGCTGAGCCAGTTGCTTTCTTAGTAGCATTTTTACCATAGCCACCATTGCTTGCTGTTTCAGAATCAGCAAACATATATGTGTAATAATTTTGCCAGACTTGATTAACCAATCCTAAGTTATCATCGTGAAACTTAACAGTAATAGGCTTGTACTGAATATGTGTTGTAATGTTGCGTGTTCTGTTATACTGTTTAACTGCTTCAGTTTTAACATCAAAACTTGGCAGACCTGTGCTCTTAACTAACATGCCTATTTCATTTCTATATACACCTACTAGCGCAGGATTCTTCAATGCAGAACTATTAATGCTAAAGAACACATGGTACAGGAACTTAGCTTTAGGCGCAAACTGATGATTCCCGTCACGAAATAATCGTGCGGCATGTTGCCAGTCTCTAAGATCTAAGGGGAGGTTTTCGTCAGTTGTTGCCATAATAATATTTATTTAAATAATTATGTGCGTAGTTTATAGTAAGGTACAAAAAAGCCCACACTTGGTGGGCTTTCTTATTAACGACTACCGCTACCAGTAATACCAGTGTTAGTTGTACGACTAATTGCTGCGCCAATTCCTGCGCCTGTTGGGCTTTGGAGTGCGTTGTCCATTGTAATTGTTAAAGTAATTTCAGCTGGACCGTTTTCTTTATAGTCTAAACCTTCCCAGGTTGTTTCCTTAACATAGCAACCGTAGCAAATCCATGTTTCAAGAACATTAGGAGTATTTGCACCGTTACCACCGTCAAGAATTTCAATACGGGTAGTAAACTTGTAATCCATACCAGAAGCAGCAGAGCTTTGTTCGAAGAAGTCGAATTGCTTTTGATTCTGTTCGCCGACTAGCTTAGAAACAGCACCTGTTACATCATCACGAAGTTTGATGCTTAGGTCTGTCCACTTAGGCTTACCAGCAATGTGGATTGTTGAGTTGTAAACAGGAACTTCAGTGTCGGTAAAGGATACCTTTGGACGACTTGTTGAAATTACCTGTTTTGTTAGTTCAGTAGTTGGTGTTGAAACGCCAAAGTTCTCAAAAGAAACTCTAAATCTGTATTTGAGCTTTGGCATCAACATGCCTTGGCTGCTAGCAGACTGATCGCTTGCTAGCGGTACTGTAAAGTTAGATAATGTTGCGATTGCCATTTAATATGCTCCGTTATTATGCAAGACCTTTAATCTCGCCAGTGTTCTTCAAGCGCAATGGAATGTAAATAAATTCCGCTGCCTTAACTGGTTCAATAGCTACATCAAGGTATAGTTCACTACGATCGATTCTTGCTGGTGTGTTATTGCTTGTATCGCACACTACTAAGAAGTCGTACAATGCTCGCTGACCAACTAGTTCAAGTAACATGCTTTCAGCAGCTTGCTTGATTTCGTTACGAGTAATTGTATCGTTTGGTTCAAACACATATGGCTTAGCCAACTGTGCAAACTGACGGCGTAAGTACACAATTAAACGGGCTACATTGATACGATCTAATGCGCTTGCGTTTCTTGCACGAGTATACTGACCATAGTTAACAAGGCCTGTACCTGTGATAAATGTGATTGGATTAACCTTAACACTAGCTAATGTATCACGCTGTCCAGTGTTCAATGCTACTGATTGGAATTCGCCTTCGCTTGTAATATAACCAACTGCGCTTGCGTTAGTAATACCACCACGGCGTGTGCCTGCCGGTGCAAACCATGGATAGCTAACTTGATCGCTTAAAGCAATTGTGCGTAGCATCATGTGGCTCGGTGGAACAGCAATGTTGTTTCCAAGATTATCAGTTGTGTAACCCCATGGATAGAAGAAGCCCAAGTATTCATCTGAACTTGCTAGACCATCGTCACCTGTTACTAGTGCGCCCATTTGGTTAGTACCCCAGTTGCTAATACTTGTAGCATCTGGTGTTAAACGAGCAGGAGTATCAGCAACAACGAATGCACTAATACCACGATCATAGTTCAAGCTAATTAACTCTTGTGTTACTTCAGGATAGCCTGGGCAACTGATCAAGTTAAAGATTCTACCTTCTTCGTCACGGATTTGTTGATTTTCATTAATCAACGCAGCAAGACTTTGGATAACAATAGCTCTTTGTGCCTTGCGGCCAAATGTACCTGCACCGTCAGCTTGGTTAGCAGCAATGCTAATCCAACGATGTGGGTAATAGTTTTCCATGCTTTCGTCATTGTTGTAGCGTGGGTTAGTATCGTTTACATCAACATAGTTGTAAACAAACTGCTTCACATTGAAACCGCTACGGCGTAAGTTCCATAGCAACATACCTTTTGGATATAGTGCTGGATCTGGTGCGTCAAAATCTACGAAGTCGCTTTCTAACAATTCTGCAATTGAAGAAGCGTCTGCTGTAGTACCAGTTGTATTCCATCGAGCGTCGTGGAATAGTACGCCTTCTTCAGTTGACTGGTCAGCGTTATCAACTAGAATCCACTTGTTGTTCATACGACGATAGATTAGCGGATAGTTTTCTAAATCTGCTGTGCTAATCCATAAGTCGTTGTCAACTAGTGCTGAGCTTCCGTCTTGTTGTGTTTCTGGTGCTGTGAATGATACTGTTGGACCTAATGGGTCAGTGTCAGGATATACATTTAAGTAACCGTCCCATGTATCACCGTTGTGTACCATCATGTCAACATCTTCAATGTTGCTGTTATACCAAATTGCTTGATCAGCTGTCAATGC